CTGAAATGTTCAGAGTTTGGTGACGCGATCATCGAAAATATGTAATCCGCATTACGTAACATACAGCCAACACGAATGTAAAAATCGTGTTGGCTTTTTGTTTCCTACTATTCTTCGCCAAAACCCCACCAAAACTCTTCACCAAAACTGTTCAAAAAACGAACTTCATACGGCCACGATAATCCAATCTTTGCCCCGGTCATCGTTGTACCGATCCGTCATTTTTTGAGATTTATGGCCCAACAATTTTTGGGTATTTAGACCCTGCTCTCGATATAGACGTTCCGACAACGAACGCTGCTCATGAAAGGTGGGTGCTGCACCTTCAGCCCAGCTCAGTCCACAGTGATTCCGAGCCTTTTTGAACGTTGTCGTTATAGAGCTGGCAGAAACCTTATCACCCCTGACGGCCTGCGAAGTGGAATGACGGAAATGGACCAGATATTTACTCACAACAGCGTCCCGGCATTGAGCGATAACCTCTCTGAGTGAGATATCAATGGCCATACACCTCAAGCTCAGAGGGATGGCAACACGGCAGCCGGTTTTCTCCTGGGTAACATGCAGCATGTCGTCCCAGATGTCCGAAAATTTCATTTTCGATATATCGCCTATGCGCTGGCCTGTGACCAAAGCCAAAAGCATTGCGCACTGGAGATAGGGTGGGTGATCCTCTGCAGCGCTGAATATTGCCTGCCACTCGTCCAGTGACAGACGCTGACGTACAACCCGGTTACGCGGCTGTTTAGTGGCCTGTGCTGGGTTGTAGCCGGGGGGAACGTGCCCAGCGTGCTGGGCCTCTTTGAACACATCAATGATCGCCATTCTTACTACCTGAGCCATTCGGTTATGGCCTTCGGCTTTAACAGCATCGACTATCTCCGCTACCTCCAACGCCCCAACGTCCTTTAAATACATCATCCCGCAATTCTGACGTAACAAGTCGACAGGTTTCTTTTTTTGCTTCACCGAATTTAATTTTATCTCGCCTGACTCAAGGCGCTCCTGCTGTATTTCAAGATAACGATCAAGCCAGGTTGTGACGGATATAAATTCACGCGACTGCCGCAATTTTGCAATTTTCTCATTAACGCTGAGAATCTGACGAGTGCGTTGCTCAGCTATAATGTCATTCGCTTCATTGGCAACTTGCTTTGCTTCATCAGCATTTGTTCCCAAGCTGTGAAACTTACCCGTTATAGGGTGTTTATATTGCCAATACACACGGCCAGTGCGTTTATCCAACCTGGAATACAGATTGGGGATTGTAATGTTATGGGTGCGCGGTCTTGCAGCCATCCTCGATAATCCTTCTCAATTTTGGGTTTGCTGTCGGTGCTAATTTGGGTGCAGCGAGCATTCCGGTAAATCGTGCCTCCCGGTCAATCATCCACTTTCTGCCAACCTTTACCGCTGGTGGGGCCATCATTCTGCCTTTCGCATACGCCTTCAACGTGCGTACGCTTGGGGCCTCTTCTCCAAATTCATCTTTAGCCCAATCCTCAAGGCTAACCATTCTGGACATAATCAAACCTCGTGACCGGCCAACCTCATTTCAGATTGACCGGGAAAATTTTTATTCTCAAAATCAGTAAGACTAACCAGTAGGAATGTCTATTCCGGAAGTTCTCTCACTCGCATACCCCCGCATAAACGCTATTACAGACAGAATGGTCATCGACGTTCGCAAGCAAATCAAACTGTGTGCCACCACGTGTGGTTAGCGCCCAGTCACGATAGGTTTCTATGCCGTGTGACTCGAGCGACACAAAATCAATCCGCTTTTCTGCCTTTCGCGGGTCTTGGGTAGATGGGAAAAATGTCGAGTTACCACGGCGTGAACAGCGGGCGACCAGTTTTTCCCACTCAGCTACACGCGACACCTCTTCAGGCCAGCGGCTGAAAATCTCAGCCAGTTCAGACTTACGCGCATGAATGCACGGCATGCAGCCTACGCGGCTGCACCCCTGCTGATATAACGGGTTCGGCTTAATGCCGTGGCGGCGTGCCAGTGCGAAAACGTCATTGTGAGTCCACTTGAGGATTGGCCGGTAAATGGCAAGACGTGGGCCTATATCGAAACCTTCTTCCCAGGGTTCCAGTAGGGCGCGCTGGGGAGATTCCTGCGCCCGCACACCCTGCCATGAAATGACTTTAGTTCCAGCCTTAATAAGCGGATCAACTATCTGAACTTTTATGGGTTCGTGCTTAAGCTCAAATGTGCAGAAACGCGCTTTTGTAGAGGGGAACCGTCCCTTCCACATGCATAGATCAAGAAAAGGGATGCCCGTTGGAATTAATGATCTAAGGGCCAGCTCAACTGCAATAGCAGCCCTGTCAGGAGAGAACCCGCATTTCTCCACTAAAGAATCAGGCCATTTCTCAGCGATGAATTTCCGCTTACCTTCGATACGATGTGCAAAATCTGCCTTTACTCTTACTACTGGCCCAAGCACTGACTCCAGATAGTTCAGGTACTCCATAGTCTGGGGATGCTCATGGCCTGTATCTGCGAAAACAGGTATGAAATCCATCCCAGCCTCAATAGCTAACAGCCATTGCGCGAGACTGTCCTTGCCACCAGAAATGCTGACGATGTTTTTCACGTTTTGCTCGAAACAGCGAGGATCGATAATCATCACTCAGCATCCCTACCGGCGAGGAGTTGGACTGTAATTTCTTCGCAGACATGCGTGAGTGCGCAGAGGCTTATTGCAGGATGCGTCTTAACCATCGCAACACCCTCAGCCCGTACTGAATTAAGGTAGGTGCAGGTGGCTGGCTGTTTAAGCACCTGCATTGCGTCGTACATCAATGACTGTGCAGGATTCTGTGAATTCTGTACTGCGTGATAACCCGCCGCACTGTATTGGCCTATGAGGCGATCAATTATTTCTCCACGAATCGCATTCTCAGCCGCTAACACGTCACGTTCTGCATTAAGGGCAGCGTAGCGTTCATAACTTACATAACGACCCGCCTTGTGCTCCAACATTCCCCTCAGCCCATTATGGGAATAACGTTTAACTTCACTCATTCCTGACTCCTTAACCCATACATTCCATGTAAATCCCGCTGGCAATCAGTCGGGCACGTCGTTTAGCTGCTGCACGGTGGCGCTTGATAGCCTCCTCTGACCGGTCATTGCTCTGGTTGATCACCATTGGTGGGAATGCCTGCGGGGCAACCCGGCGTGCACGCCTGACCAACGTGTAGGTGCGGTCGAGAGCATTACCACCCAGGCTGACCGGATTGGATGCCTCAACCTGCAACGTTTCACCGCCGCGTCGAAGCGTGCTGTTGATCAGACGGTTGAACTCACGCAGGGTGATACCAAAGCGCGCCGCCAGCTCACGACCCGTTGCTGGTCCTTTGGATAGCTGCCAGGCCAACTTTTCGCTGAAACCGGCGTTAGATCCGTTGCTGCGGCGATATTGGGCCACTTTCTTCATATCTGCGCCTCCTGCTGAGCAGGACGACAACATACATGCGAGCGGGGAGGGATAAGTTTGGTGCGCGCGGTGCGTTTAAGGTTGAGCTGCGAAACCAGCCTCGGTGTGTAATCGCCGGGGGTGTTACAGATGAGGCGTGGTTGGGGGTATTCGTCGAAAATTTCAGTAATCAGATCGTCGATGTCCAAGATCATAATCCGTTCCTCGATTATGGCTGGTGGGCTACTGCAATAGCCCTCCGCCGTTTCTCCACATAGAAAAAAATTTTTGAGTACATGTACCTGGTGAGATTGGGTTCATTATGTATCTGTGGGGTACAATGTCAAGCGCAAAAAAACCCGCTTCCGCAGGTTCTTTTTTATTTTTTGTTCGAATATTTAGGAACGGTTTTGGTATCTCCGGGGTTTACCCGAAAATATAACTGTACCAATGATGGTGCAGTTATCAGTTACTCGGATATAAGGCTCCGGCCAGCTTTTATTAAGCGCCTTCAAATAGCGTTCGCTGCCATCCTCAATCAGACGCCGGAACGTTGTTTCACCTGAGTTAGTCATAAGTGCGACCACGTCGTCACCATGAACAGGTGCCACATCAGGGTCAACGAAAATCATTTCACCGGGCTTGTATTCGTCGATCATCGACTCACCAGTGACTCTCAGAATGTATGTAGTGGGGCCGCATGGGACAGGGCATGGATAGGCCTCAAACGCGCTCAAATCTACCTCTTCATGGTTAGTGGAAGTCCATGCTGCAGCCTGCACCCATGAGATGACGGGCACATTGTGGATCGTCAAAGAGGTGCCAGAAACTCTCTCTAAATCTAAACTGTTGATATTTTGTTCGGGATGATCCTGATCCAACCAACCAACTGGTTTTTTAAAACACTCCTCAATATGTCTCGCCAAATCGTCACCAATATTTTTGGTTGCATTTTCACCTAGGAACCGACTGGTCTGGGTTGGCTCACGATCAATTCTTTTTGCAAACGATGAGTTGCCACCAGCGTGGTCGCGCAAATTTCTCGCATTAATGCGACGGATTTCTTTAATGGTTTTCATAGCTCCATTGAATAACGTGTACCAAATGGGAACAAGGGTCTTGAAGGTTCCAATTACATATGTATTATGTATACCGGAGGTACATAGTCATGCGAAGCTATTGGAATTCACTGTCATTGGAAGAACGGAAGGCGCTGGCTGAGATTTTAGGCTCCAGCACTGGTTATCTCCGGCTGGTTTTTGCCGGTCACAAAAAAGCGGGCTTTTCACTTGCCCAAGCCATTGAGCAGCACACTAGCGGGCAGGTTACAAAGAATCAGCTCCGTCCTGATATTTATCCTACGCATTGCGCCAGATAAACAAACCACAGCCGGAGGAATTGGACCGTGGGTAATGAACCGAAATGGAAAGCTGAACGACAGCCAGCGTGGCTGATTAAAGCCATCCGCAAAACTGTTGCCGGTCTGGCTGGTGGATATTCTGAGGCCGCTGAGATTCTGGATGTTACCGAGGACGCAGTTCATAACAGGCTGCGCAGTGGTGGCGATCAGTTGTTTCCGATTGGCTGGTCAATGGTATTGCAGCAGGCAGCTGGTAGTCATCACATTGCAAACGCCATAGCCAAAACGTCTGGTGGCGTGTTTGTGCCACTACCGGATGTCGAGCTGGTGGATTACGGCGATATCAATCAGCGACTACTGGAGGCCATAGAGCAGATCACCCGGTACTCACAGCAGGTAAGGGCAGCTATTGAGGATGGAGTGGTTGAACCGCATGAGCGTGAGGTGATTGACGAGGAGCTACACCGTGCCATTACCAAATTACAGGAGCACACGACGCTGGTTTACAGGGTTTTTTGTGCCCCAGAAAAGTGAAAGCGCCAGGTTGCAGCCCGGCGCTTTCGGCGACTACATCAATTAGTGTGGAGAAATAATCGCGTGAATAATTTAAACAGATCCCCGGATTTTCCGCAATTCCGCTGCCTGCCTATGACGGGCGGGACCAGCCAGCAGCCATTCCGTTATGTGTCGAATTTACAGGGCGTGAGCAATTTAGTCACCCGCGACGACATAGAGCGGGCTGTGGGTGACTACCTCAGAAAATCAAATCAATCAGGGGGCTAAATGCCCCAGCTATCAGACGAAGTTATTCAGCCCTGGGTCGCGCGCTATGTCGATCCACGCGGCGTTATTGTTGAAACCATAGGCGTCGATGTAACGAATAACCGGGTGCTGTTCAGGCGTCCAGGTTACCCGTACGTCTGCGTCCAGCCCCGCAATCTATGGGGTCAGAAGTTCAGGAGAGTTAGTGATGAGCGTTAAATTGTCTGCATACGTCTGGGACGGTTGCGCAGCGTCAGGTATGAAAATCACCAGCGTGGCCATCATGGCGCGCCTGGCTGATTTCTCAAGCGATGAGGGCATCTGCTGGCCGTCAATCGCGACCATAGCCCGTCAGATTGGCGCAGGCTCCAGCACTGTGCGCACCTCGATACGCAAATTAGAAGCCGATGGATGGCTGACTAGTACCACTCGGCGTAAGGGCAACCGCAACACCTCGAACATGTATCAGCTAAACGTCAGGAAACTGCGTGAGGCTGCCTATGCTCACCAGCCAGATTCTGACGCGTCAGAATCTGATGCATCAAAAACTGACACATCAAAATCTGACGCGTCAAAATCTGATGCACCAAATTTTGACACCTCAAATTTTGACCCGTCGGAATCTGGCAAAAATCCGGGTTTTCACCCGCCAGAATCTGGCGACGATCCGTCAGTAAATTCAAAACATGATCCATCAAATAAAAACCCTATATGTCCTGGAGCTACGCCCCCGGACGTTCTGCCTGTGGATAAACCCCTATCTATTGATTCAGACGCGGTGGTGTACAGCCCCAAAAGAACCATGTGGGGCAGCGAGGAGGATTTGAAATGTGCGCAGTGGATATGGGAGCAGATCATCCACCTCTACGAAAAAGCCGCCGAGACTGATGGCGAACTGGCAAGACCAAGAGAACCAAACTGGACCGCGTGGGCTAACGATGTGCGCCTGATGTGCTCACAGGACCAGCGCACTCACTACCAGATTTGCAAGATGTTCAAACGTGTTCAGAGCGATCCGTTCTGGTGCCGCAATATCCTCAGTCCGGCCAAACTCCGCGAAAAATGGGATGAGCTGGTACTCAGGCTCGGCCCGGTTCAGCGATCAATCACAGACATTTCACCAGTGGATTACGCCACCCCAGAAGGGTTTCGCGGTTATTAAGAGATTACAAAATGACTACGCTATCGAAAATTTACGACAACAAATCTAAAACTGAAACGGACATCACCACCCGCAAAACCTACCTGCTGGGCGTTGATGAACTCTATGTAGAGGTTGGTTACAACATCCGGGAAATCGACCAGACCCACGTGGAGGAATTCCGCGACTCTTACATCGCTGGTGAGCATGTGCCTCCGCTCGCTGTGCAGGTAACAGAGCAGGGCATAAAAATCATCGATGGCCATCACCGTTACTACGGGGCCAAATTGGCACAGGAGGCCGGTTATGACATCCGCCTGGAATGCAAAGATTTCGTGGGCAGTGAGGCTGACCGTATCGCGTTCATGGTCACATCAAGCCAGGGACGCGCACTGGAACCACTTGAGCGAGCAGCTGCATATCAGCGCCTGATTAATCAGGGCTGGGAACCAGCGCAGATTGCTAAAAAGGTGAAACGCTCGATCACTGACGTCGAGAATCACCTGGCTCTGCTAACGTCTGGCGATGAGCTTATCGCACTGGTTAAAAACAAAGAGGTTGCCGCCACTACCGCCGTCGCGCTGGTTCGTGAACATGGTGCGTCAGCTGGCAGGGTGGCAAAAACAGAACTGGAAAAGGTCAAAGCAGCGGGCAAGAAAAAGCTGACTAAAGCGGCCGCCATGACGCAATTCAGCGCAAAACAAACCCGTCGGCTGGTGGAATTGTTAGCCACAAACTGTCAGGCAGTGCAGGACGAAGAGGGCGCACGTATCACACTGACTTTTGAAACTGACCTACAGGTGGCTGAGGTAATGGATATGATCCAGACTGCCAGAGAGCACTACAACGTTGATTAAGTATAAAAGAAGTAGATTAGATCTTGATTATCAGTAGTGATTTGGTGTTTGAAAATTTATGAAGTTGGTGATAATTGATTTTGACTTCTTCAGCTATCCAAATCGCTTAAAAAACCTTATGCTTAATTGGCCACTCTGAGTTATGTTTAGCGATTAAAACACAATAGTCATGTTAAGATTATTTTCTTTATTTAGTGCATCACATGATATTTTTGCGCGATGAAAATTCCGTAAATTATGTCTTGTATGGTTTTTTAAATTTTTCAAAACTTGCGGCTGAGGATAGGGTATGTGTAAAGGTAACAGTTTTTCATGGACCAAAAGTCATATCTACTTGGGTTTGCTTGTAGGTTGGTTTGCACTATATATGTTTTGTGGCTATCTAACCTCTTCAAAATCACATGTAGATTTAATTAGGGCAATATTAAATGTAGGTATAACCGTTATAGTTTTATGGGTGACGTTTATTGAAAGATATAAGGTGATGAAGGCTGCACAGAAATACAAAAATCTTGCAAAGTCAGATGAGCTATTTTTGGCTCTGGGTTTGTCATTAGTTCCTTTTGCTGCAGCAATGTCAGATTTAGGCAGGGTAAATAATTCCTTTAATGCAGCTTTCGCTACCTTAATGGTTTTAACTTTAATTACGTTAGCCGAAACAATAGTGATTCTTGCGCTCATAAAAAAATCAACAGATTGGAAGGATTTCATATCGCATTTTGTACTTAGTATGATTTTTGTTTTTTGTGCAATATTTTGCACACCAATTGGACTGGTTTTCTATAATTATGTTGTGAGTCTGTTTTAAATGCTAATAAAATATGTGTGAGATTAATGTTAAATAGCTTAAATTATTTGGTTTTGGAATTAACGATATTACGAGTTTTACGCATATCTAAAGACATTCATCTGGATGTGAGTTGAAAGGCCTTTAATAAGAACCAGTGCAATGGGAATGAAATGACTGGGGAATCGTGCAGGAGGTTAAAATGGTTATGAGCATTTATCGCCAGATATGTTCATTTTGCGCTTAAATGCCATCGCCGGAATAATGCGAAATACTCGCTATGGGTGAAAGTACAACCTTGCGCCTGCTGCAATCAGCAGGCTGTTGACCTTCATCACATCATTGGATGTGGGTGAGTGGGGGGAGTGAGTCCGAAATCCCACCATTTAATCGTGATACTGCTTTGCAGAGCGCATCACGATGGGGGGCTTCAGGATATGAGGGAATTTGAGGCTAAATATGTCAGCCAGATTGTGCTGCTGTTCATATTCCTTGATTAAGCTATTCCAGTTGGCGTTATTTTTTCAGTTAAAATTAATGTGTGGGGAAGTTATGCGTGACATGTCAATGATATTAGATGGCTGGGGTGCATGGGCAGCATCAGATAAAAGCGGCCACGAGTGGCAACATATTGCGGCAGGATTTAAAAATTTAATCCCACATGGTAAAAATTCACGTAACCCATGTAATGATGATGATGGAATTATCATTGATAGCTGTATTGCAAGACTAAAGAAATTGAAGCCGGAAGGATGTGAACTCCTTATTGCACACTATGTAATGGGCATTTCGCTAAGAAGCATTGCTAGAAAAATGAAATGCTCGGACGGCACTATAAGAAAAGAGTTACAAACAGCAGAAGGGTTTGTTTGTGGTTGTCTTAGTATGATTGAATGGGCTGGTTTTAATAGATGATTTTAGAGCGGCAATTAGTTGCCGCTTTTTTGCTTCAGGAATACTTTAATGTTCTCTCGTATTATGCTTAAGCAGTGCAGCATAAAAATAATTGTAACTATAGCTAACCATACGCACAAAAGACAAGCATAAAAGTTTGTCGATAAGCCTATTGTGAATTGAGAAATGGCTGTGATAATAGACAGCCATATGGATGCATTAATAAAGGATGATAGATTATCTAATGGCTCAAAAAGTTCCGACTCATCAATTTGCTGGGTGTCATCCATTCGTTTAAACTTGCGAAATAACCTTTTGTAATCATCGGTTCCGAAAACTTTTTCCTTTAAGTTTACAATAACAAAGGTATGAAGACTTAAAAGAAAAGAGCCTACAGAAATGAATCCAGAAAACAAGTAACCTCTAAGGTTCTTGTGATGAAACTCATAAAACTTTGTATTAAGTTCTGGAGAGTTTCTATATATATAAATTAAAAAAAACAAGGCTGCAATGGAAATAAAAAGCAGCCATGCATACTGGTATCGAATGCGCAATCTTATCAATGGATTAATTAAATACATCGCTATTTTTTCCAGTTTCTATTTGGTCGATTATTATACCAACCACCTCATTTTCAGTATAGTTATCATTTGCTAAACCATCTACTTTTTCAGCTATGAAATCAAATTCATATTCGTCAAAAAACGTCGGGCAGTTTAAAATGTCGATGAATCTCTCGTTGTCCTGGTAGTCGACAGCAACGACCTTTGCTTTTACAATGTTTTTTACTGAATGATATGCCCCTGATATTTTTCTGGCTAATCTATCAGTTCTTGTGCGCGAGTCAGGTGCGATTGAAAAGTTAACATCTATGTTTTTTGTTTCCTCCTCAATAGCCAGCATTGGTGCTTCAGAAAATCCAATATGAGTAAATCTAAAGCAGGCTGATTTGATTTTTTTGAAATCAGCAAGAAGCTCTTCAATGCTATCTTGAGTTAAAATAATTTTATAATCCAACCTGTCATTGTATTTTTCATTTACGGCGTTTTTCTCTTCCTTGCTGGCTTTTTGACCTAGCGAAGTAATTTCCTCTTTATTTTTACGTCTAATATACTCATTGCTTAGTGTTTGAAAGTTTGAAAATAATGAACTAACTGAACATGATGCATGATGGTAAAGATAAAGACCTTTAAGATTGGATTTCTTTAAGCAGAAAAAATTAAAGGTAACTATTTTTTCATCTGATTTCAGATCTTCAACTTTTAACTTAAAGTTACCTCCGTTAATTGTAGACTTTAAATTCTTTTTTTGATTTTTATAAGTCAAAACTAATCCAATATAATAATCATCTTTCTCAGCCATTAAAATCTGACGAGAAAAATCAGCATAACTGTGAACGCGAGATGATGAATTCATGAACATTGTCATTACGTCAGAAATATTAATGTTTGGGTTAGGGTTCTTTATTTCAAAACCAATACTTTTAACTTTCATATCAATCCTTTAGGCTTGTTAATTTCTTTGCTGAGTGCTTGCAATCGGAATAGTACTAAAAAAATTAAGTAAAATCACTAATGCGTACGCAAAAAAGTATGTAATGTGATAAGGGTGGCTTCTATGCAGCACTGCTTATGCTTGCAATATCAATCATTAAACCTGTACTTACTTCTTTTATGTTATTACCAATCGTAAGGCGTTCTGCTTCTGGCTTATCACAGTTGAGGGTCTCTCTCTTCTTACGTTTGATTTAGGTTGGCCCTGTTTTCGACTGGCATGAATGTAAAAGAATCAGCGTTCGTGAGTTGAACACAACGCGGTAGTTACAGAGCCTCTCCCAACGGATTACTTCCTGATTTACTTGGCGATTTTAAAGTGTTTAAGAAAATAACGATGCCCGGTATTGAATTATTCAATGCCGATTGTTTGCGCGTGCTGAAAACCATGCCAGACGATTCAGTTGACTTGGTTGTTACCGATCCGCCGTATTTCAAAGTAAAGCCGCTCGGGTGGGACAATCAGTGGAAAGGGGATGACGATTATTTGCGGTGGCTGGATTGCTGCCTAGCGGAGTTCTGGCGGGTGTTAAAACCCGATGGGAGCATCTATCTATTTTCAGGTCATCGACTTGCATCTGATATTGAAATCATGATGCGAGAGCGTTTCAACATTCTAAACCACATCATCTGGGCTAAACCTGATGGGCGCTGGAAGGGCTGCAACAAAGAGAGCCTGAGATCATACTTCCCCTCAACAGAACGCATACTATTTGCAGAGCATTATCAGGGGCCGTACAAGCCAGACACCTACGCTCAGAAATGCGATGAGTTGAAACGGCAGGTGCTGACACCTCTAATTGATTATTTCCGTAATGCCCGCTCAGAGCTGGGTGTAACCGCTGCCCAGGTTGTTGAAGCGACAGGCAAGAAAAACATGGTTTCGCATTGGTTCGGCACCAGTCAGTGGCAGCTACCCAGTGAGGTAGACTACCTGAAGTTGCAGGCGCTGTTCACTGAGATAGCTATTGCACGCCATCAATCAGGAATGCTAGCAACTCCGCACCACCAGCTGGTGGACACGTATCACTCACTCAACCGTAAATATCTGGAGTTGCAGGAGGAATACAAATCCCTGCGCCGGTATTTCGGCGTCACTGTAGGGGTTCCATATACAGACGTATGGACACATAAGCCGGTTCAGTTTTACCCCGGCAAGCACCCATGCGAAAAACCTGCTGACATACTGGAGCAGATTATTAACGCCAGCAGCAGGCCGGGTGATGTGGTCGCTGATTTCTTCATGGGGTCAGGTTCAACGATAAAGGCAGCAATAAAGCTGGGCCGTTCTGCAATTGGCGTTGAGCTTGAAGAGGAACGATTTCGGCAGACGGTTAGCGAACTGAATCAGCTAAATGAGTAAATCAGAATTTATTAATTATTAAGAGGGACTACTAATGGCTGAGCCATTAAGCACCGGCGCTACGGCAACCGTAGCTGGCTGGGGCATTGTCACGTCTGCGCTCGTGGGTTTTATCACCTCTGTAGATTATTCAATCGCGTTTGGAGCGTTTGCCGGTTCGATGTGTTTTATCGTCACCGCCAGTGATCTGACGCGAAGACAGATATTTGGTTATTTCCTGTTTGGCTATGCAGCTGGCGTATTTGGAGCCGGATTTGTAGCGGACAAAGTAGAGGACTATTTCGATTATCGGGAAAAACCACTTGATGCCCTGGCGGCTGTCGTAATTTCCGCTGCTGCGGTGCAAGGCTATTTCTGGCTGAAAAATGGTGGCGTTTCAAAACTGCCATTCGTTAAAAAATGGCTGGGGGAGAAATCATGATTAGTAGCGATTTCCTGACAGTGATTGATGTCGCCATTTGCGCGGCTATTGCGTTGCGCCTGATGGTGTTCAGCAAAACAGGGCGAACACATAAACGCGGTATTTCATGGATAGCTGCGGGTCTGATTCTGTTTTATGGCAATTTCGCATTGCTATGGCTGTTCGGACAATACCACGCCAGCGGCTGGCCGGTAGTTGTAGCGAACGCGCTTATCTGCGCGGCTGTATTTGCGGCGCGAGGTAATGTCGCACGCATTGTTTCATACCCAACCCGGAGTAAAGGTGACGAGTAAAATCATTGAAATCCTCAATTTTGAGGAGGGCTACCGCGAGGCTCCCTATTGGGACACCCGTAATTTCCCGACCGTTGCCGGTGGTATCAGGATTGGCCCTCAAAACGCACCAATCAGCCAGTACCAGTTTACCGTCCCACGTCGTGCTGGTGACGTCTGGAAACAATGCCTGGTAGATGCCAAAACTGCCTCAATGAATCGACAGCCCGCAATCGTGGCCGCACTTGCGCAGTGCAACGACGCACGCCGCGACATTCTCTGCAGCATGGCCTATCAGATGGGCGTAACAGGTCTGGCTGGTTTCACTAACACACTGGGCATGATTGCACGCGGTGATTTTGCCGGTGCAGCTGGTGGAATGCTGAATAGCCTGTGGGCGCGCCAGACACCTGAACGCGCACGCCGTCACGCAGAGGTTATGCGCAGCGGCACCTATGACGCCTACAAAGGTTTGATCTGATGCAGGCGCTATTAACCGGGCTGGTGGTAGTTGTCGGGCTGGTGCTGGCTGCGTTTGGTCTGGGCCGGAGTAGGGGCAAAAACGCAGCTGAAACTACAGTAGCAGCTGAGCGGGCATCTGTTCAGGCTGAGGAATCAAAAAAACGCATTGAGGTACTGAAAAATGCTGTCGATGTTCAGCAGGATATTAACAGCCTGCCTGATGCTGCTGTCTCTGAGCGGCTGCGGGAACGGTGGCGGCGCGAGGGTGACTGATACCGGCTGTGAGTGGGCGCGCCCCATCTATGTCAGTGACCATGATATTGACGTTATGAGCGCCCCAACACAGCGGGCGATTCTGGGACATAACGAAACGTGGGAAAAAATCTGTGTTAAGTCTCGTAATGAAAACATTAAGGTTAATTAAATTTCTTAAGAAATTAATGGGGTACATTTCGGATACTTTTGAACATGGAAAATTAAATTGTATGTAGAAGCATCATAAAGTTACTCTGTATTTTTCCTTACAAAGGGTATTGATATGGATGCTGAAGAGTTTTTCAAAAGAATCAATGATGCTAATCCTAGCGCAACTTGGAGCGTTACGACTATCAGAGTAGGGAAGGTCACTGAAATTGGAACAGAGATAAGTTGGGAGTGGGATATTACTAAGGAGGGTCATAAATCTTATGACTATATTATTCCTGAAGGTGCAATGCGTGATGACGTCTTGATTGAGCGACATCTTGAAACATGTAAAGAAAAAATGGATCAAATGTAACCGCCTACGGGCGGTTTTTTATTGAAGTGAAGGTATCGCTGATGAAGTCGGGCTTGGGGCTGTCTCGCGTCTGATGGCGCTCAAGTTGAAATACGCGCCGGAGCAAACAGAGTAAGATGATCCTCACCGAAAAGGAGGAGAGCACCCATGAAGTTAAAGCCTAGATTTCAGGATTATACGGAAGCAGAGTTTACGGAGTTAGTTGCTAAGATTTTCAGTGCTGAAGGTGGTGAAAAGTACCAAAACGAGTTGCTAGAGAACTTCATCACTGTCAGCGAGCACCCTGAAAGCTCTGATTTGATTTACTACAATTACGACGAAGACCTGACTCCAGAGAAAGTTGTTGCTGAAGTGCGAGAATGGCGGAAGAGCCAAGAGTTACCCGATTTTAAGACGTGATCATCACAAGGCGCATTTATGAGTGTTCTTAGTGATGGATTGAATTGGCCTAAGTGATGATTTAACGTTTCATCTCGTTAAACATTAGAGGCTAAACGTTATGTCTAAACTGACATTGGAGCGAGTCCTGCAATACCGCAATGGTGATGGAGAAATGACGCGATATGAGATCTTCAAAAATGATGGGGATTCAGCGGACAATATTGAATTAATCACCGTTTATAGAGAAACAGATATTTCCGGCCATAAGCTCTGGGTGAGAACAAATGACGAAGTATCTCTTGAGCACCTAGCGCCTCAGCAAAATACGGGCTTCCCTACAATGGTCATGGATTCTTTAAAACGCGGCTATGGTCGTCAAATATCCTTTGCAATAGACGAATGCAGTAAGCACTGGTCGAAGCATTACGCATAACCGCCTACGGGCGGTTTTTTAATGGAGCAACCAATGATTTTAACACCCGATGCCACTGTCATTGGTGGCACCAATATGTCGGGCATATCAGTACCCGGCGATATCGTGATTGGCGGCCAGAATAAACCACCAGTCGACACGATATTCATTCAGAACGATGGCGACAAAACACCCACGTCCCCATGGTACGTTACTCAGGTAGATGCAACGCATTATACGATGCTAAACGCCACTGCGCCCAGAAACTGGCAGTACCTGGGTGCGTTTGTCATTAATGGTGAAACTGGCGCTCAAATTGGGCGAGCAGATGGTGCTGTCTGGACGATATCTAATCCCAGCATGGTGCAGCACATCACCACCTCGGCTAAAGGCCAGGCTGCTGTGAGCATACTCACTGCCGGAACCTGCACATTAACGGTAACGCTGCGCGACATGGTTTCAACGCTGGTGATAACCGCCGTCTAACAGCCAACCCAATTAATTAGAGGTAGCTATGTCTGAGTCATTAACCATAACGCGAGCGCCCGTCCAGATAACGGATGGCACGAACAGCGGCCACGTAACAGTAGATGATGGGTTTATTGAGTATGCCGATAGTGCAGATTCAATCGCCTGGCATCAGGCCGGACGCGTCCTGAATGTATACGCTCCATGGGTGGTATGGCTGCGCGTTGCATCTGGCACAGAGGCCGAAGTGGTAGTAACTAAACGCACAGGTTAAGCCCATGCAAACCGACCAGTTAAACCGACCACGACCACCACAAAGTTTTTTGAATGAGTTAAACCCCCACATCAGCCTGATCCCTGCCAATGAAATTCATGAGTGGATCACTGAACACATCCTCAGTGAAGAGGGGGCACTCCACAATCCTGAACATCTCCATCTACAGCATGCCGATATTCGGTTTATGTGGGCATCGACCGCCTTCACTAAACGCGGCAGAACTGTGCTGGGTCAGGCTGAGGAGATCACCATGCGGGCAGGTGGCTGGCAGAAGGCGCGCATGCAGCAGCAGATGCATGAATGGTTCGGGTATGTTCCTCGCTTTATCATAACGCTGGCTGCGGACTACTGCTGTGAATGCAGTGACCTCGACTTCTGCGCTCTCGTTGAGCATGAGCTTTATCACATAACACAGGCGCGGGATGAATTCGGCGCGCCAAAATTCAATTCAGAGGGGCGGCCAGTTATGACAATGCGAGGGCATGACGTTGAGGAGTTCGTTGGCGTTGTTCGCCGATATGGTGCCAGCGCTGACGTTCAGCAATTGGTGGAAGCCGCAAGTCAGCCCGCTGAGGTGGCACAGCTTAATGTAGCCAGAGCTTGTGGAACGTGCCTGATGAAACTGGCGTAAATTTTAGAATGCTTTGGAAGAATGGTGAAATATGGCTGCATTAAAACCAGAGGTGAAAGCCTTCATCATTCAGTCACTTGCATGCTTTGATTCGCTAGCGATTGTTGCTGAGGCCGTCCAAAAACAATTTGGCATTAAAGTTACACCTCAACAGATTGAATCACATGACCCAACAAAGGCCAGCGGCAAGGGGCTTGCAAAAAAGTGGGTCGCTTTGTTTAACAGCACACGCACCCGGTTTCAGACCGAAATATCTGACATCCCGATTGCCAATAAGTCTTACCGGCTACGCACGCTTGATCGCATGATGACCAAGGCAGAAAAAATGCAGAATCTTGCGCTGGCCGCATCACTGATGGAACAGGCAGCCAAAGAGGTTGGGGAAGCCTACACTAACCGGCAGAAGTTTGAGCACACCAGCCCTGATGGCAGCATGGCATCAAAACCAACTGTGATTCAGCTTTTACCCGTTGAGCCTAAGCATGAGTGACGCCGTACAACTTCCGATCCCCGCCAAACTTGCTCCCCTGTTTACTGCGGTAGATAAACGCTATCGCTGTTCACATGGTGGGCGCGGCAGTGCAAAGACACGCACGTTTGCCTTGATGACAGCCGTCAGGGCATATCAAGCGATGATGAACCGTGAGAGCGGCGTGATCCTTTGTGCTCGTGAGTTCATGAACTCACTGGAAGAGTCGAGCATGCAGGAGGTTAAGCAAGCGATCCTTTCCGTGCCCTGGCTGGCGTCCAACTTCGACATTGGTGATAAATACATCCGTACCATCGACAAAACGGTGACATATGTTTTCTCTGGTCTGCGGCACAACCTGGACAGCATCAAGTCGAAAGCGCGTATTCTACTGTGCTGGGTGGACGAGGCTGAGTCAGTAAGTGAAATTGCATGGCAGAAGCTTAGCCCTACAGTCCGTGAAGAAGGTTCGGAGATTTGGGTAACGTGGAACCCGGAGCGCGACGGCAGTGCTACCGATAAGCGGTTCCGCAAAGAGGCTGGTGACGACTGCATAACCGTAGAGATGAATTACACGGATAACCCCTGGTTTCCTGACGTGTTGGAGGGGGAGCGACAGAACGATGAGCGCCGTCTCGATCCAGCAACTTATGCCTGGGTATGGGAAGGCGCATACCTCGAAAACTCAGACAAACAGGTGCTGGCTGGCAAATACCGCGTTGCTGAGTTCTCAGACAATCTGTGGAAAGAGGCGGAGCGGCTTTTCTTTGGTGCTGACTTCGGTTTTGCCAAAGACCCCAACACATTGACGCGCTCATTTATCCTGCATAACCGACTTTATGTTGAGTACGAAGCCTATGGACAGCAAACCGAACTCGACCACATGCCCGCTCTATATGACACCATCCCCGGCGCACGCGATTGGCCCATCAAGGCTGACTCCGCGCGCCCGGAGACAATCAGCTATCTCAGGCGTCAGGGATTTAATATCTCTGCGGCTGAGAAGTGGCAGGGCAGTGTAGAGGATGGCATCGCCCACCTGCGCGGCTTTGATGAAATCATAATCCACCCACGCTGTAAGAACGTGGCACGCGAAGCCAGAATGTGGTCCTACAAAACTGATCGCATTACCGGCGAGGTATTACCGAAACTGGCAGATGGAAATGAACACTGCTGGGATGGTATTAGATACGGTCTTGATGGACACATTAAACGTAAGGCTCAGACGATGGGCATGATGATTCCTAAGCGCCTGCAGGGTCGTTAAAACTTTTTGTGATTAGTACCTAAAATAACTGTTTCGCTATGATTTTTGGCTATGCATTTTCAGTCCGTTTTTATGCACTATTTATGCAGTCCGATTTCAGATCTGCCGCGAGGAAATCATAGATTAATAACCCGTTCATGATGAATTTCGGGCGAGTGGCATTTCTGAAAGGCGGGTAACACCCATTATGTTAAATGATGTCGAGATTGGGGAATTTTTCAATATTGAATAAATAGCCGCAATCAAAAATTTTAATGGGTAAAAGCTGGCTCTAGAGCCAGCCTGGTTAACTCATTTTTTACCAATGCGACCCAAAGCTATAATCGCTGCAGATCTAACTAAAACTGAGTTGTCATGGGTCATTTGGAGAAGTTTGTCGGTAATATTATAAGTTATATAGCCAGCTTCACCGAATGCAGTTGCTGCCGCAGCTCTTACCTGTTCGTCCTTATCATGGGTAAGTTGCATGATTCTATCCTCAACTCTTTTTTCCATTTTATATCTCCTTAGTTATGAGGCCATCAGTTATATCAGGATTATTAATGCCTATTCCATTCACATTTGATTTCAAGAACTCTGACTATACGCATGTGTTCGAATGGCGGACGGAAAGACCGCAGCACATCCGGCTAACCTGAAAATTCTGCCTGCGCTGAGGGCCTTTTACTGGAGTAATCCGGCAAAGTTCATTAACTAACGGTCGCTTTGGCGGCCTTTTTTATTGCCTGAAATCCACCAGCGGAAAAATCATGACTGATAAATTAACACTCGCCGTCAATCACGCGCTGAATGACGTCAGGATGGCCCGTGCGCGCGCAATGGCATTCAACCCTGGCATGGGGCTGGATACAAAGCGCGAGACCGCATGGTGCGAATACGGCTTTAAAGAAAACCTGACATTCGATGATCTGTACAAACTGTACCGGCGTGGCGGCATTGCTAACGGCGCAGTAAATAAACTGGCATCAAATTGCTGGAAAACAAACCCGCAGGTCATTGAGGGCGAGCAGTCCGATGAGTCGGGAGAGGTGACCGCGTGGGAACGTTCCAGTAATCAGGTATTTAATCACCGATTCTGGCGCGCATTTGCCAAAGCAGATATAAGGCGGCTGGTGGGACGCTGGGCTGGCATCCTGCTGCACGTCAAAGACAGCAAGGAGTGGATTGAGCCGGTTATTAAAGGTAAAGCACTGCAGAAAATCACGCCTGTCTGGGCAAGCGCGTTGAAGGTTGCCACCCGAGATAGTAATGGCGCTATCACGATGTGGCAGTACACAGAGACGCTATCGGACGGCAGCACTGCACAGCGTAAGATTCACCCTGACCGCGTTCTGATAATCGGCGATATGTCAGATGACGAGATCGGTTTTCTGGAGCCAGGTTATAACGCTTGCGTCAGCCTGGAGAAAGTCGAAGGCGGCTCAGGTGAGTCGTTTCTGAAGAATGCGGCGCGTCAGCAAAGCATCAACTTCGACAAAGAGGTCGATTTCAAAAATCTGGCCTCACTGTATGGCGTCACGGTGGATGAACTGCAGGAGCGTTTTAACGAAGCCGCACGCGAACTAAATCGTGGTAATGACACGCTACTGATTACTCAGGGTGCTCAGGTCACATCGATGGTTAATGCCGTCTCTGACCCGGAGCCCACCTATGAGGTTAATCTAAAGACATTTTGCGCCTCGGTTGATATTCCCTCGCGCATCATCGTTGGCAACCAGTCAGGAGAGCGGGCCAGTACTGAGGACCAGATTTATTTCAACAGTCGCTGCCAGTCACGCCGGGGTGATCTGTCGTTCGATATTGAGGATATGGTCGATAAGCTCATAGGCCTGCAAATGATCAAACCGGTGGCAAAATTTAGCATCGTCTGGGATGAGCTAAACGAGCAATCGCCCTCTGACAAACTCGAAAGCGCCAGCAAAATGAGCAGCATCAACCAGACCGCTCTCGCCTCCGGGGAGCAGGTGTTCACGGTTGATGAAATCCGTGTTGCAGCAGGTTATGAGCCTGGCGGGGGTAAACCGCTGCCGGAGGATGACGATGACGAAGAGGAGTAAGACGCCTAGGTTCGCAATCCTACCCAGCAACAAACAAGACCCGACCGGCATTGACCAGTTAGAACGCAAGGCGATGAAGGATTTCGCCAGACGCCTAAAAAAGGTCGGTAAAATTTATAAAGACGCCCTCGAGCGCTTCCCGGCATCCCTCGCCATTAACGCCCGCTATGAATACCAGCTCGATCCGGTTCTGCTGAACATGGTTCTCAACGACGCCAGCATTCTCACCGATGCCGTGCTGGTGGAGGGAGACCAGAACAATAAATGGTTCACTGAGAATTACGTTGAGGTTGCCGTTGTACGCGGGACCGCCCAAACATTTGCCAACCTGTCCCAACAGTCAGCAACCTACCTGGCTGACAGGCAGTCCCTCCAGTCCCTGCTAATGAGCGAACCCTATCAGCGACGAATGACGCTAGTTTACACGCGCGTGTTTGAGGAGATGAAGGGGTTATCGGCAGAGGTTAAACGGAACATGGCGCGGGTGCTAACCGAGGGCATCGGGCGCGGGCTTCACCCCTCAGTGGTGGCTAAAAACCTTACCGCTCAGGTTGGCATTGAAACGCGTCGTGCCAAAACCATCGCCAGAACGGAGCTGACTACCGCACTGCGGCGTGCCCGCTGGGATGAGGCAGACGAAGCCACGCGAGATTTGGGCCTGAATATCCGGTTATTACATTACTCAGCCCTAAGCCCCACAACGCGCCTGTCACACGCTATCCGACATGCTCACATTTACACGATTGAGGAGGTCAGGCGGTGGTATGCCATCGGAGCCAATGCGATCAACTGCAAATGCTCACAGGTCGAAGTGCTGGTGGACGCTAAGGGCAAACCGCTTAACTCAAAAATTATTGAGATGGCTCAGGGGGAATACAAACGATACATGGCACTCGCCGCCAACCATTCACATCACTGCTGCGGCCACCAGCACGCAGCCTAATCGAGACATAACCATGCCTATGCAGATTAACGTCACCACCAGGGTGAACAATCAGTCTATTCGCCGCGAAACGCACAATGGTCGCCCGCATCTGGTCCTGCCGAGCTACACGTTACCGGCAAACGTTGTGATGAACGGCGGCCTGTATCCGGCCGCTGAAATTGACGCTCATTATCAGGGGCTGGAGGGAACGCTGGCACCGCTTGGTCATCCGACCGTTAACGGCCAGTTTGTCTCTGCGTTCTCACCAGAGGGCATCAATGTGGGTCATATCGGTGCATGGAATCGCAACGTGAAAAAATCCGGCAACCGCGTTTATGCAGAAAAATGGGTCGATACCACCGTGGCCAGCCAGAGCGAAGGCGGTCGGGAACTACTGGAGCGCGTGGCAGCCATCGAGCGAGGCGAGGATGTGCCGCCGATTCATACCAGCGTTGCCGTGTTTCTCGACCAGATGGAGGCCAGCGAAGAGCAAAAATCCCAGGGCATCGAATGGGTGGCGAAAATCAACGCCATGGACCACGACGCAATCCTGCTGCATGAGGTGGGTGCAGCTCAGCCAGAGCAGGGCGTAGGTCTGATGGTCAACGCCGATCAGGCCAGAACGCTCAAACCTAATTCCGGCGCGCTGGTGGGTGAGAGTTACCGCGAACGCGAACGCCGTCTGGAACAGGCAGCCCGCGATAAATTTGTGAACGGGCCGGATGATTACGCCTGGATTGCCGATTTCACTGACTCACAGGCCATTGTCATCCGTAACGGGAGTGACGCGCAGGTTTACGGCTACACCAATGAAGGCGGAAAGATCGCGTTTGACGATACCGGCTCGAAGGTGGCCCGCCAGGAGTCTTGGGTGGCAATCGTAGCCAACAAATTCAAATCCATTTTCACACCGCAGGATGGTCCTGCAGCAAACCACCATAAGGAGGGCGACATGCCTTTAACCAAAGAAGACATGGAACAGATCGGCAACATCGTCAGCGGCGCTATCACTGCGAACAACGAGACAACGCTGAAACCCATTACAGAGGCGCTGGCGGGCATTCAGGCCAACCAGAAAACACTTTCTGACACCCTGACCGCCAACGCACGCGCTGAAGAGAAAACCATGCGTGACGCGGTGGCTGCCGTTCATGGTGAAGTCATTGCCAATGCGCTGACAGGCGAGGCGCTGAAGGAAATGTTCAGCAAAATGGGTGAAGCTGCGCACCTCGGGGCCAACAGCGCTAAAAACCCACCCGTTACCGGCGCGCCAGACCCAGCCGCCTATTTCGGAGGTGCTGCGTAATGGCTCGTTATCGTCGCATCAATATCGATGGGAAATCGCTCTATAAGACCGAAACCCGCGTAGCAGCTACTGACCTGCTGCCCGGCAGCGCCGCAGTCATCAACGCCGATGATGAATTTGTGCAGGCTACGTCATTACGTGGCCGCATCTACATCATTGACGTCGCACATCATCAGGGGCTTTCAATTACTGACGCGGTTCCTGCTGGTGATTCAGCGGTGGGCAATTACGTGGAAGAGGGCCGCGAGCTGGCATTGCGTTGTGGTCCGGGGACATACGCCAAAGACACCCCGATCAAGCTGGGAACTAATGGCAATTTCACACCGGCAACCGCTGACACTGACTCGGTGATCGGCTATAGCCAGGACGATGCCACGATTGCGACCGGGACAGCCGATTTCATTCGCGTGCGCATGCGCGTTGGCACCATTGCCGCTGGCGCATAATCAGGAGAAAAAAATGTATTTTACCGCTGAAACACTGGCAACAAACCGCCGCCTGCAGGGTCACTGGAATGAGCTGTGGGCAAACCGTAATATCTGGAACCAGCATCACGACATGATGGTGAATGCTTACCGTTCGAGCATGACGCCTGAAATGCTGGCGGCAAACGCCATCGGCGGCTTTACTCGCGAATTCTGGGCGGAGCTTGATCGTCAGGTTATCCAGTTACGCGATCAGGAAATTGGTATGGAAATCATCAATGATCTGATGAGCGTCCAGACCATCCTGCCAATCGGCAAAACAGCAAAATTGTATAACGTTACCGGCGATATTGCTGATGACGTGTCTGTCAGCATCGATGGTCAGGCTCCGTATTCGTTCGACCATACCGATTACGATAGCGACGGTGACCCGATCCCTGTGTTCACTGCCGGTTATGGCGTCAACTGGCGACATGCTGCTGGCCTGAATACTGTGGGCATTGATCTGATGCTGGATTCTCAGGCCGCCAAACTGCGCAAATTCCATAAACGCCGCGTCAACTTCTACCTGAACGGCGATCCATCAATCTCGGTTGATGGCTATAAGGCTCAAGGAATAAAGAACCACCGCAACACCACCAAAATTAACCTGGGTGCCGGTGCTGGTGGTGCAAACATCGATCTGACCAGTTGCACGCCTGCGGAAGCGCTGCACTTCTTTGGCGCGACAGGCGCATTTGGCATTAACGCCCGTCGCAATAAAGTCACGCGCTACAGCAAGCTGTGGCTGAGTTCAGAGATTATGGCAAACTTTTCCAAGCCGTATCTTATCGACATCAACGGCGGCACCAATGCGCTGATGGGGGGCACCGTGCTGGATGCCATTGCCAAATTCATCCCAGCCGAATCTATCCAGCAATCCTACGCCCTGACTGGTAATGAATTCCTGGCCTACGAGCGCCGTCAGGACGTCATTACCCCGTTGGTGGGCATGGCCGTGGGTATCGTTCCGCTGCCGCGCCTGATGCCACAGAGCAACTACAACAACCAGATCATGTCTGCTGAAGGTATCTCTGTTAAGCGTGATGGTGATGGTCTGGGTGGCGTGGTTTATGGCGCAGAGCTGGTGGCATAAGGGGGCAATATGGCTGAGAAATATGAAGTAGTTAAAGCCTGGCACGGCGTGTCAGTGGGTGATGTGGTAGTGCTGGAAGGTGTTCACCCGGCATTGAAATCCCATGTCCGCAAAATGTCTGGGGCGGTGCTGGCTGAGCTGGTCCCGGCTACTCCGGAAGCCAGTACCGATAATAAGGCGCGTAAAGCCATCATTACTGCCCGGCTTGATGAACTCGGTATTGAGTACAAAGGCAATCTTGGTGCTGACCGCCTGGCAGAGCTTTTGCCGGATGGCGAGCTGGAAAAGCTCTTCCCAACCACTGAATAACAGCCGCCGCTCAGGCGGTTTTTTTATGCCCTCTGCGGAGGGCTTTTTGCAGAGGTGCGCATGATTACTACTGCACAGGCAAAAGAGTATCTGACCAGCCAGGGCATCACGTTGCCTGATTTTATCCTTGAGGCCCTGGTGGACCAGGCAAACAGTATTCAGGCATGTCTGGATGCCAACTATCCACCAGCGACCGCACTGCTGATCCAGATGTATCTGTTGGGGCTGATGGGGCTGGGGCAGGGTGACAAATACATCAGCTCGCAGTCAGCGCCTTCCGGCGCGTCACGGTCATTCCGCTATCAGTCTTTCTCTGACCGCTGGAAAGGCTCGCTGGCGCTTTTACAGGGTCTCGACAAAAACGGTTGTGCCACGGATTTAATACCCGCCGATCCTACTCAGCAGGCATTTGCAGGCATCTGGATTGGTAAGGGCGGGTGCATGTCGGGTGGCACTCGATGAACTGGCAGCCTGTGGCGCAACCACCTAAACCGTTCCGGCGCGTATGGGTTAAAACGGATAGCGGTGCTCAGACAACGGGCTACGTTAACGAGGCAGGCGAGTGGCGGATTAACTGCGCGCGCATAGCTGCACTTAAACCCGCTGTAATCAGCTGGAGGGAATAACTATGTCCGAGCTTGCCCGATGGTCATACACCGGCAAGGCAACATTCTGGAAGCGGCTGCAGGGGCAGGATGAATATGGTGACCCGATGGGATTTGCTGAGCCTGTAGTCATCGACTGCGGCTATCGGGGTGGGTTGAGTAGACGGATTGGTAATCTCGGTTCGGAGCTGGTGGTTAAGAACACGATCTGGACTGAGTTTGCTGACGCCGATACAGGCGATTACATCCTGATTGGCGTCTCTGCTGAGCCGGACCCGTTGAAGGCTGGCGCTGATGAAGTGATGCAGGCCGTCCGCTTTGAGGACATGTTTGATCGTCTTATCGATGACTGGGCGATTATTACAGGAGGCTAATGTGGGCGTTGAAGTCAGGGGGATCAAAGAAGTCCGGCGCAACGTTAACCGCATTGTCGATAACATTCAGGATCGGCGGATAGTTCGGGCGCTGACCGGCGCGATGATTGTCGGGGCTGCGCAGGCATCCATCTATACGCCAATCGATACGTCATACCTGCTGAACAGCCAGTTTCGTGAAATCGTAGTTAATGGCACCCGCATTACCGGTCGCGTGGGCTACACCGCCAGCTATGCGGCCTATGTTCACGATCCGGCAATCCGGCAGCAGTTCCGCCGCTCTACGGCAGAGAAGGAATTCCTGACCAAAGGGTTTGAGGAAAGCCGCGACGTTATTGATCGCGTTGTGCAAAAGGAAATGTCGTTATGACCCCCCCAATGCACACCCGTGTGCGTAACCATTTTGTTGATGCGGGACTGACCACAGGGTTTACCACTCAGTTGCTGACGTGGAATGACACCGGGAATCAGGGCGAGGCATTTATGGTTTTCCGTCCGGCTGGTGGCACGCCAGTCGATGCTGTGATCAGCGCTGAATATTATGTGATGGTCGATGTGGTTGGCGCTAAAGGGGGGAATGGCCGGGCAGACGCTGCCGTGCAGAACATTATCGAGCACGTCAAATCGAACCCGACAGGCAATCCCTGCCTGGGGCAGATAACCAATATGGGCGGAATACCTGCACCAATCCCCACTACTGAGGGACGTCTGGTTTATCGCCTGATGTTTTCCTGCCTCTACGGCGAATAAAAAAACTTTTTGAAAATCACAGGTCGCTCAGGCGGCCTTTTTTATGAAATGAGGAATTATATGAAGGGTTGCAAAAGCACTTTTGACCGCCTGATTGGCCGCGCTAAAACGCTGGAACTGGCCTATGGTTGCGCCGATGCCCGACCGGGCGAGGCAGAGTGGAAATTACTCGGGCTACCGACATCGGCAACATGGGATATGAGCCCCGAATCACTGACGTCTGACGCAGACGATGGCGGGTTTACCTCAACCATGATTGCAAGCCTGGACCCAACCTACTCGATTGAGGGTGAGGTTCGCGTTAACGATCGTTCTGATGAGTTTGGCATTCAGCAGTTCACCAAATATTTCGTTGATGAAGTTAAAGCACGCCGCAATCCAACTGTCTGGATGCGTTTTCACTGGGGTAACTACTATCACATCGGTTACATGGTGGCATCTGGCCTGAGTGATGGTGGTGGCGTTAAGGAGATCGTGACCTACAGCCTTGAGCTGAAACTTAACGAGGGCACGACCTTCGAAATTGAGCCAGATGGCGAAGACGAGGCCGTGACCGGCGTAACGGTCACACCCACCAGCGCCAGCATTGCCGCAGGGGCATCCACCAGCTTCACCGTAAACGTTGCGCCAGCTGATGCGTCAGATACAACGTTTACCGTCGCCTCATCTGTACCAGCGCGCGCTACTGCAACCATCAAAGGCGGCACCGTGACGGTCAGCGCTCCATCTGGAGCGACAGCAGGCACTGCAAACATCACCGTAACCACTACCGATGGATTATTCACCGCCGTTTTCGCTGTAACCGTGACCGCGTAGTGATCATTCCCTGGGTCTCCTGTGAGGCCCACACAATGATTACTGAGGAGAACAGCCATGGTCCCAATGAAAGAGATCGGTGAGTTCCTGATTAGCACGCCGGACGCCGATTATCTGTTTCGCCCCTCGTTCATCAACATGATGCGCATTGGTGAGCCACAGGAAATCGTTCAGGCATTCGCTGACCTGCACAGCGACGAAATCACCCCACTGACAGAGCGTGCACTGGCTGCATATGGACGCATCCCGTTGTGGCTGATTGATCACATTCGCACCAGTACCTACGGCAAACGCGCGCTGGTGGCTGCAATAACCGTGCTGGAGGCATGCAGTAGTGATGATCTGTCTCCACTGATTGGCGAGTTCAGACCGGCAAAGGCAAAAGGGAGGCCGTTCAAGCGCCGCATGGGGTTGATGGATGATTTTGATATGGTCCTCATCGCTCAATCTCTTATCACGCACGGCATTATTGGAAAAGCCAAAGTGCGCCAGCTGCAGCGCAATGAGAGCGGCGCGACCACAAACGAATTTAACGCATTTGAATATATCAGTGCTGCCCGGACCCATTTTGGAATCAGCCGGGACGAGGCACAGCAACTGACCATGACAGAATTTCAGCTAATGCTGGCCGCTAAATACCCTGCTCAGAAAGGGTATACACGAGAAGAGTATGATCAGGCTGCAGATGATTATTTTGCACGTCGGGAGAAGCGCCGCGCCAAAGCCTCCAGAACATCACGATAGCAAATAGGCATGTTTTAAGTGTAGCTTTAGCTTTTCAGCGACTGAGGCAAGATTTAGGATTGTCGCCACGCTTACTTGTGGAGATAGGGATATGAAAAAGTTTTTTATGGCATTCGCATTAACGTGTACGGTTTTATTGGTGACAGGCTGCGCGCCTAAGCCACCATCAATGACATCAATAAAAAGCGCGAACTATGGCGTGCTGCCTAATGATTATCAGCAGCAAATTAAAAAATATATGACATCGATATTAAAAGACCCTGAATCCGCCAGATATACATTTGAGCCGCCATTCAAGGCTTACTCTCAGGATGGATCTTTGTCATCCACGGCTGGTGGCGTTGTATATGGATATGCCGCAGGTGTACAGGTTAACGCAAAAAATAGTTATGGCGGCTATACCGGAAACCAGCTTTATGTCTTCATGTTTTCGAACGGTGTGATGTATGACACCACTATGAATTTTAAATATGGACGTGTACACCGCGTTCCCTAACTGAAATATTTTTATAAAACCTCGCTTATGCGGGGTTTTTTTATGCCCGGAGAATATGAATGGCAGGTTCAGTAAACGCTGGCAGCATCGTCTACGAGGTGGACATGGACACCGCCCGCCTTCTGGCGGCACGCCGTGAGGTTGATGCCGCCCTCAGTGGCATGAGCGGAACCGTAGGTCGTCTTGACGCCACTGTGACCCGTACAGAGCGCTCAGTGGCAACGTTGCAGCGCACTATGTCGCGATTGAGCGCAATAGCCAGTAGCGTAATGGCTGCCATTTCGGTTCAGCAGATTGCGCAGTACGGTAACGAGTGGGTTACGGTTAATAACAAACTGGTTAACTCAGTCCGGGCAAGTGAATCTCTGGCTGACGTTACTCAGCGTGTTTTCGATATTTCGCAGGATACTCGCGCCGGTCTGGAGGCTACATCAACGCTCTATGGCCGCCTTGAGCGCTCAACACGCAGCGCGGGGACGAGTACCAAAGACCTCATCACGCTCACCTCGACGATAAACAAAGGCCTGGCGGTTTCTGGTGCAACTACGGAGGAGGCCAGCTCTACCATGACGCAACTGTCTCAGGCGCTGGCGTCAGGCGTTCTGCGTGGGGAAGAGTTTAACTCCATCTCTGAGAACGGTAGCCGCCTCGCTGTAGCGCTGGCTGATTCTCTGGGCGTCACAATCGGCCAGCTTCGCAACATGGCTGCAGAGGGCAAATTAACCACCGAAGTCGTGGTTAATGGCCTGCTCAAACAGAGTGATGCGATTGCCAAAGAATTTGCGAACACGGCGCTGACAATGGGTCAGGCATTCACTGTAGCCAGCAATAACATCACCAAATTTGTTGGTGAAAGCACTACCGTTTCCAACTCCATTCGCGTGTTTAATGATGCGGTGATTTCACTCAGCCAGAATCTTGATCTGGTGGCCAATGCGATTGGTGTGGCGGCAGTGATATTTGGTGCGCGTTTCACAGGCGCACTGGCGCTGGCAACGAAAGCGCGCATAGATGACGCCCTCGCGGCGAAAGCGCAGGCCACGGCCACTGCTCAATCAACTGCAGCCACCGCTAACGCCGCTCGCGTGACGGCGCTGAAAGCAAGTCTGGATAAAGAACAGGCGTTATCAAACCTTGCCCTGGCTCAGGCTGAGTACAACGTCGCCAGAGGATCGGCGGCGGAGGCGTTCGCACTTGAAAACCTCATCGCCATTAAATCTGTGGCCATCCAGCGTTCTGCCACCTATGCAGAGGCTCAGATAGCCGAGGCGGCTGCCACCAGAACGGCAGCGGCTGCCGCAGCGGCGGCAACTACGACTATTGGCGGGCTCGCCAGAGGGGCGCTTGCGTTGATTGGTGGCCCTGCTGGTGTGGCAATGATAGCGGCTGCCGGGATTTTCTATTTCTATCAGAAAATGCAGCAGGCGCGGCAGGAAAGCATCGATTTTGCTGACAAGCTCGATGGCGTAATTGCCAAAATGAAAAACATGAGTCAGGTGCAGCTCGCCGCTCAGATTGATAATGCCACCCGATCTATTAAAGCTCAGGCTGATGCAATCAAGGACAACCAGGCGACACTGGAGGCTAATGAGCTGCAGCAGGCCCGTCTGCGTCGGACTCTGAGCTATTTACAGGAGGGCAGCCTTTTATACAGGATGACACTCTCTGAGCTAACAGACGCCCAGAGTGAGCACACTCAATTACTCGCCGCCAATGAAACCGCACAGAACAAACTGAGCCAGACGGTCAACAAAACAGGCATGCTGCGCGCCCAGATGAACGGGACATTTGTACAGGGTATTGACCTGCTGAAACGTGATGGACATGAGGCCAGTTTAACATCCGGCCTGATGAGGCAGCTCGGAACAGCTATTGATTTCGCCAGCCGGGCAAAAGAAAAGTTTAACGCCACCAGCCTGCAGATACCGCGCAGTGAAAAAGCTGACGCCTATAACAAGTCGCTGGCAGATGAAAACACCCTGCTGGCCATCACCGATAAGCGGCTTCGTGCGGTCACTAAGGCGAGGATGGAGGCGACTGAAAGGGGAGGGAACCAGAATCAGATCAACGCTGCAGGCCAGTTGGCTGGTGCTCAGTACGACCTGCAACTGGCGGAGAAGGCCCGCAATAAAGAAACCCGCGATGGGGTGTCAGCAGGTAAGAAAGCAGAGACCCAGGCACAATCCATAGCCCAGAAACTGGCTAACCTGAAGCAGCAATCGGAGCTGGTGGCTGATTCAACGCGCCAACTCAGTCGCGAACAGGCGATTCTGGCCGCTCAGCAGTCCCTCGGCAGCGCTGCCACACAGGCAGATATCAAACAGGCCGGGGAGTATGCCGCCGCCAAATGGGACGCCAGCAACGCCATCCGCGCTCAGGCAGCAGCCGAAAAACTCCTGCCCGAGAATAAAGAGAATGCCAGCTATAAACAGGATGTTAGCGATCTGAATGCTGCACTGGCGGCAAAAAAAATCAGTCAGGCGCAATTCAATGCCTACTCAGAACGGCTTGAGCAGGAGCATCAGGTTAACCTCGCTAAAATTCGCGCTGACCAGGTAGTTACGCCACAGCAGTCTGCTGCCGGTACAGTTGATCCGGTTCAGCAACTGGCAAACGAGAACGCCCAGAAACTGGCATTAATACAGCAGTTTGAGGCCAATAAAACCATCACCGAGCAGCAGGGGCTTGCACTACGCAAGGCGGCCAATACGGAGTACGAGCAACAGCGTACAGCAACTATGTGGCAGTTATGGCGCAATCAGAACGCAGGTAATGAAGCCCTGGCTGCTTCGTTTGACTCTATTGCCGGGAGTGCATCTAACGCATTCACAGGGATGATTACGGGGAGCATGACAGCCGGGGAGGCGGTGTCCTCTCTTGCCAGCAATGCGCTGAACACACTGATCAACTCCTTCGTTCAAATGGGTGCTGAATGGGTCCGCTCTTCAGTGATGGGGGCTGCAGCTCAAACAACAGCCATCACAACCACAACGGCAGCATCCGTAGCCGGGACGGCAACCACGACAGCAGCGAGCACGGCAGCAGCGGGTACAACGCTGGCTGCATGGTTGCCCGCCGCTCTGGTCGCGTCTATCGGTTCATTTGGTGCAGCGGCTGTAGTAGGTGGCGCGGCGCTTCTGGCGTCATTCGGGCTGATCACTGCATTGTCAGGAAAGCGCAAGAATGGCGGGCCGGTGTCAGCGGGCTCTATGTATCAGGTAGGCGAAGGCGGCATGCCGGAAATCTATCAGGCCAGCAGTGGCAAGCAGTACATGATCCCCGGTGATAACGGCAAGGTGATCAGCAATCAAGACCTGAACTCTGGCAGCAGCGGGCAAATTCAGGTCTCTATTGAGTTCAATGATTACACTTCTGGCTCGCATACCTATGATGCACAGGCAACACAGAGCGGGAATACGCTAACCGTTCAGGCGTTCATCATGGATATGGACCAGGGCGGGCCAATGAGTGCCTCAATTACCAGTAATCTGCAAACGCAGAGGAGGGCGAGGGAATAACTGTCACAGACTCATCAACTACCCACTAGCACCCATAAGATTGTTTAACAAACCCTCTACGGCGGGTTTTTTGTTTGCTGAGGAATGATATGGCAATTGATTACCCCGAGTGGCTTCCACTGGCTCAGAAATCCAATAAAAACCCCACCAGCGATACAGGGTTTCGCACTGACCAGCCACAGGTCGGTGCGCCCATTTTCCAGAAATTAACTGACGATCTGAAAACGTCGTTCAACCTGACATGGGTATTCACCGCCGCCCAGCACAGGGCGTTCACTCAGTGGTTACGCAGCCCTAATTATCTGGATAACTGCAATCAGTGGTTCAACATGCGCGTTTCGACCGGCACAGGAGATACAGGTACTGAAGTTCAGGAGCTGCACTTCACAGCTTTTCCGACATGGAACCAGAAAGGCTCCACGTTTACCTGGACCGGAAACGTGGTTGCCAGAGAGCTGAAAAACTCCGATGACGAGTTCGATGACTATCTGATCGAGTTTCCGCCGCCATGGGCGAGCTGGCTGGACATAATCGTCACCGGCTATCCCGATGGCCGGGATAAAGAGTCACTACCAAAGGTGAAATAATGCCTACGTTTCGTGAGTTCAAAAGCCGCCGACCCAACAGGATTCTCTACGACACCATAACCTTTTATAACCCGGCGTTTGGTTACGTCCGGCTGGTGGATAAACAGATATTCCCCAAAACGTTTGCAGGCGAGGTTTATACACCCTGCAGGATGGAGATTACTGAGAGTCAGCAAAGCAGCACACCGGTAATCAACAGCACGCTCAAATTCGCTCGCATGGCTCAGGATTTTAAGCAGCAGCTCAAATTATGGAGGGGTACAGGCCGGATCACACCCATCTCAGCAACCTATATGCGGTTTGATGCCTCTGACATGAACACGCCGCTCAAACCCTGGACGCTATACGTGAGCGACGTGAGCATGGACGCCTCAGACGTTACTGTCAGCCTGACGCTAAAAAACCCACTGAATAACAACATCGCCCAGCTCTACACCCCAGAAGAATTTCCAGGACTCCAGAATGCGTAAATCAGAATTCATTGAGAAGGTCACAGGTGTGCCATGGGCAGATCGTGCCTGCACATTTGAGGCTATGGACTGCTGGGGGCTGGTGGTTTTGTACTACCGGCATGTGCTGGGTATCGAGATTCATCACTCTCAGGACTACGAATCAAGGCGCGACTTTATGACCTGTTTTGAGGAGGAGGTGATTTTCTGGGATGACACGGAGATTTTCCGGGATGGCGGCATTTTCATTGCCTACTACGGCGCTCAGCCCGTTCATGTTGGCCTGACGGTTGACGGCATGGCTCTGCATAGCCGGGGCGAGTGTGGGCATGTCAGAGCGGACAGCATCCGCACCATAAAAAAACTTTTTACCAGAGTGGAGTTTAAGACGTATGCCGGTCATTCAGATTCAGCGCGTACCGGGGCTGCCTAAAGAGCGGATTGATGTAGACGCCGGGAAGATTTTCAGTGAGTGGCTGGAACAGCAGCGGCTTCACCGGGACGTGCGGATAAACCGAAACGGGGTTGAACTCGGTGATGATGATGAGCTTGGTTTTTTAGTGGAGGAAAACGACCAAATCATCATTTTTGATCAGCCGCGTTCAGGCGGTCTCGCCAAAACACTTTTAAACCCCTTCGAACACTTCAACCCCATCAAATTTACTAAAAAGGTGCTGGCCAGTCTGATAAAAATGCCTGGTGTTGGCAGTGCTGGTCAGACGAAAACCTCCTCCAATAATAGCCTCAAGGGGCAGACAAACCTGGCGCGCAACGGCGAAGCCAAGCCGGACAATTTTGGGCTCATCCGGGCGTTTCCTGACCTCATTCAGGAGTCTCTTTTTGAGTACTCAGACAACCTGAAATATCTGACTGAGTTTATGAATTTTGGCCTCGGCAGGTATACGGTCAGCTCCGTGCGATTCTCTGAATCGAATCTGGGATCGATGGCCGGGGCGTCATTCACCATCTACAACCCCGGCGACGTCATCGGTACTGTCCAGGAGGGCTATCAGTTTGATGATGTGGATGGTCAGGATGTGCCCGGTAAAAACGAATCTGACGATTTTCCGATTGAGACTGCATCAGCCACCAGCGTAATCAGCGGGAGCTATGCTGGTGGACAGAATCTGATGAAAATCGCCAAAGAGGCCAGCTTTGATTATTTTATGGGGCTGGCTCTGCCCCATGCTGTGGAGTTTACGATCAACGCGACGTACCCCACAGCCAAGGGGAACGTAACGCAGGATTTTACTCTGTCTGGAAACCTGATATCTGCAGACGAGACGAGTGAGGGGCCAGAGACGGAGCCGGTTTATTATTATAATTTCGTGTTGAGTGAGATTGAGGGGTCTAATGTCTCATACATTTCAACGGCCACTATCAACACCACCAAATTTGTTCTCAATGATAATCAGGCGCTCGTGATAGGACCGTTTTTCTCGCCGGTTGAATCATCGCAATTGTGGATTCATACACAGTCCGCGCTGGGTGGCAAATCAGAGACCAACTGGCGGCTGACGATCTGGAAAGTTGACTCAAACAACGCTCAGATTCCTGGCACATCTGAGACGTTTACCTACCGGCAGACAACACCGCACCAGTCATCCTCAGAGACGTTTTACCGCACCGACAAAATTACCCCTATAGGCGGGTATGGACGCTACTCGATGAGTTTTCAGAGGACTGATAACAGCGGTGACAAGAGCAGACTGAAGGTTGAGGCGATCCATGGCGTCAATATCCGCAAAAATGTGAGCTACCCGAACGACACGCTGGTCAGGGTCACTGTGCGTCAGACGAAAAATGCCACCAGCGCCCGCGACCGGAAATATAACGCTCTGATTAATCGCCATGTGATCAGCTACAACATGACCACGCAGTCTGTTGATTACCGACTACGGGCATCCCGTAAATTCTCAGATATTGCGTTGCATAACTGGCTGGTGGTTGGCGGGCAGGCTGAGAACACCATTGATATACATGGTATGTACCTGATTCAGTCCGAGCTGGACGCCATTGATCCGCGCCTGTCATATTTTGACTACACGTTTGACGATGAGGATGTTTCCCTCGGTCAGAGAATGGAGACAATTTGTGATGCTGCCGGGGTCACTGTGTTCTGGGATGACGGGATATTGTCGTTCACCCTGGATAAGAAGCGGAGTGCGCCAGCTACGGTTTTTAACCGGTCCAATACCACTGACGCGGGTTATTCACTGAGCTATGAAATGACCCTGCCGGGAGGGTATGACGGCGTTGAGGTGCAGTACCGCAACCCAACCACTAACAAACAGGCGTTCATCCGCTACCGCGTGCGTAACAATCAGATCGAGCTGGGAACGCCAGCCAAAGCGAAAAAATTCGAGATGATGTATGTCCGCGATGATTTTCAGGCCGACTACCGCGCGCAGAAGGAGTGCCGCCGCCTGATTTACTCGCGCATGAGCATGGCTATAACGGCGCTAGCGGATGGCGAATGGTGCAACGTAGGGGATATGGTCCAGGTGCCAGATACCTACGATACAAATCATCAGGCGGGCTATATCGTCCATCGCTCGGGCAACGATTTCGAAACGAATGAGCGGATCACTTTCACTGGCTCAATGTTCGTCATGATTACTGACAGCATGGGAAACACAACCGCCCGCTATCCGGCTACGCCGCGCAGTGATACTGATTATGGGTTTACTGCTGCCATCCCTGCTATCGACCTGAACATTTATGACGGGTATCAGGTGCAATCTCCATCGAGATACGTGATTGCCACTACTGAGGAACTCGACGCCACGCGCTGGATAATCACTGAAAAACAGCCCGGTAGTGATGGCACTACCGCTCTGAGCCTCGCAGAGTACAGCGACCTGATTTACCCTGATTAATACACCCATTACCAAGCCAGCCTCGCGCTGGCTTTTTTTATGGAGTAAATATGGCTACCCAACCAACTAACAATCCAGTACCCAGCGAATCACCCCGCGACCTGAAATTTAACGCCGGTAAAATCGATGAGTTCGTCACGTCACCCTCGGGGGAATATACAGATCGTCTCGGTGGCAGGCATAAAACCATAAATGGCATGGAGGCGGATTTTGAGAACCAGCTCAGCAGCCAATCTGACCGGTTTAATACCCAGCTCAGCGGACAGGCAGAGCAGTTCACTGACCAGATCACCAGCCAATCCGATCAGTTTAATTATTTTATTCAAAACTCGGGCTATGAGGTGGTCGGCGACTATGAGAATGGTCCGCTCACAATCAATTCGTACAACCAGATTATCCGTTATCAGGGCGAGTTCTATAAACTCACTGGAGCAACAGAAATCCCCTGGACGGCTACCGGCAATGATGCCACCAGCTGGACTATTGACTCTGCCCAGCTGGTGGGCGTTGCCGATGCTGCGCTACGTCAGGAGCTGGCCGGTAACGATGGGCTAAAACAGATAGGTCAGTGTCCCGATATCATAACGCTGCGGTCTACAGAGCCCGAAATGGATGGGCAGCGAATCGTTGTTCGTGAATACACCATCGGCACGGGTCACGGCGGTGGCACGTTTGTCTATTGGAAGAAAGACACCACATCAGCAGACGATGGTGGCTACATTATCGTGACCAAGGGGGGCAAGCGCTGGAAGCGCGATTGTGACCCCAAAGATCTGCATATCGAGCATTTTGGTGCAATACCGGATGGGAGAACAGATTGCATTAAAGCCATCAAAATGATGGACTCATGGAGCCAATCGCAGACCGATAACTGCAGCCTTGTTGGTGTCCAGTTCCCTGGCGGCGATTTCGCTGTGTCATCATGGGACACTAGCGACACATACCGCAGCCTGTTCAGGCTGGCCGGGGCTGGGGGTCAGTTTTATGGATACAATAACCCGACAAAGCTGATTCTTATCGGTGACGCAGGCTCGGTTGCATTTTCAGTGCAGTCCCGCCGCGTGGAAATCATCAACCTCGAAATTTACGGCCAGTATGATATTGACGGCAAGGTCAGGCATTTTTTCAAAAATATCTGTCCCGCAGGGCAGTATATTCGCGTCTCAAATTTTAGAGCATCCTATGTTGGGGGGCGGACATTTCAGTTAATGGACACGCTGGATGCGAAATTTGACCAGTTTTATACGAGCTACACCTATGACAATATTTTCAGGGTTCTGGCCTCGGGAACAACATCGGGTGGCTGGAATCACTCAACAGCAGTTGAACTAACGAATTTTAATATCCAGCACCATCTGTGTGAGGAGAGCCAGCAGGGGGCATTATTCATACCTAACTGCGGTCAGTCTCTGATATGGAATGGATGGATTGAACACTGCACATATCCGGGCAATCTGACTTTGGGGCAGTGGAATATTTTTTCCCTCTCGCTGGAGACAAACACCAACCCCCTTTATATGTCGCAAAGTCGCTTCATGAATTACCTGTTCAGTAATCCTTCTGGAAAGGGAATCGATGTTGAAACGCAAATGACAGTCGCTTATGACACAGGAGAATACACTTCACGATCAGTGTCCACCTATGAAAAGGGCTATGGAGAATGGAATACTCACGGCCTATATCTAAACTCTCCGATTCGTTACGACTTCAACGCAACGCAGAAATATGTTTCTAATATAACCGCTGCACCCATTTGGGTATATGTGGGGCATTTTTTCCTGCCTACATTAGCGCAAACGATGAATCTCAGAGTCATCGGCAGGGCAGGCTATAGCTCAGCATCAGCGGAGGCGGGGATAGATGGCAGTGCAGTCATTTCCATTCAGAACAGGAGTTCAACCACCTCAACCGTATCATGGCATGCGCCCCGTTACGGGGGCATCCTTGATGTCGTCTATACGCAACCCTATGAGCGCGACACTCACATTTACGTGAAAATTCCGGCCTATTCTCGTGTTGGGTTCTTTGCAGAAACAAATGGACTTTTGAGAAAAGATACCGGCACGCCCACTTACATACAGTGGGACATGTCAACAGTAGCGGATATTTCCGCCCTGACAACGCAGGATGCTGTTTCGACATGCAGTATGGGGACTACAAGTGCGGGTCTGATTGCTGATGGCGAAAACAATCTGCTCCATCTCTATTCAGCTGCTGATACGGTCGGAGAGCTTGACGTGCTCAGGCTGGGCATAAACGACAAGATTAAGAGCCTTCCTTTAATGTCAGGAGGTGCATGGAAACTTCCGGTCTATTACTTCGAAGATATTCCTGCGGCGGCCAGTAACTGGTGGTCGATTTGTATATGCAGAGCGTTTATCTGCGCAGATAACGTCGTTTATAAAACACAGGTCGTACACAGTGACGGAACTTACTGGCGACCACAGCAAAATCCATCAACGTATATCATAGGGTCTGCATAAATGAGTATTACCGTACAACAGCAGGTACAGACAACGACGAGTTATGACAATTTTGGTGTGAGCGTTGAGGGGCTGCTGGCCACTACAGATGTGACTTACACAATCGAAAGAATTGATAATTTTGACGGTAATTTAGCTACCGGCGTTTTCAGGGTCCAAATAGGTGAAACTTACTCAACCGAAAGATTTCGCTTCATGTTCAAGTACAGTGGGCAGGGTAACCCAATGGAACAGGCTGAAAGTGCACTCCAGGCTTGGTTTGATAAGCAGGCGGAAAGCGAGGTAAGTAACAGTGCATCTGCTTAACGTGATTGATCAATCATACCGATCAATCTGGCGAAATTGATCGGTACAATGTCTTAGGAGTGTTGAGAACCTGAGGTTATATTTGAGTGCGGTTAGATGGAGCTAATTGCATGAAGATTAAAACAGTATGGAGGTTAGTATTAGTTGGGTGTGTGATAGCGTGGTTAATAATTATAGTAGAAATGCTAAATCTATATAAAAGATATTTTATTTACTTTTGATCTGCCAACACCAGACCCGGCCTTCGCCGGGTTTTTTAAGTTTAATCAAATTTTTGGAACCCGCCTCCCATGACTGAGCCTTAGTCATGTATTTTCTGATCGACAGATCTACTATTGCACCTCTTACATAAAAGGAGGCACTATGGAACAGGAATTTGAGGCACAGGCCTATGATGCAGTGTGCAATATTATTGGTGAGGCAGTCTGGCAGCTGATGGTCGATGGGGAGATGGTGATGCCGGATACCATAACCAGTATGATTATGCAGCTATCAGAGCGTCGTGATGACCTGGCGGCCAGCATTGCACTAGCAGTGCTGCACCAAGCATAAAAAGCTCTAACAATGGGACAGTTAGTGCAGAACTAATCTTGAAACCCATCAATGTTCGCTTTGTGCCATAAGCGGACATGATTGCAGACTTAGTAAGCCAGTAGAAAGGAGCTAACTAACAAAAAAAGGGTGGTGCTTCCAAAAAAGCACCTTACAGGAAAATGTTTATGCAACGCATCGAGATGAATAACCTGACTCTCCGCACGCGGGTTAAGATGCTGGCCAGAAAGATGCTGTGGTGCTCAAAATATTGGAACTGTACAAGAAGGCGATCGGGCTTTGTACCGAATAGCTCACTTTCAATTGATTGATTATTTTGCCTAAAATATATGCCTGTTAATCCACGCACCCGAATTTAAGATGCGTCTCAAGAGAATAATAGTGCAACCCAGTTTCCAAACTATGGCTATGCACTGTATAGGTTAACGCATGCAGTAAAGCTAGTTTTTTGAATGGAATATGGATAGCCCTAGCACTTCCATTTTCTATACGATCTTTGAGTGCAAGAGGCCAGCGATGGCTCCACGCTGAAGGAGACAACATTTGATTTAAATCTGTATAAGCGCAGATTAGTGGAAGTTCGTAGGTGTCGACAGCCTTCTCAATTTCATATGAAAGCATACTCCCAGTCTGGCGTGTATCGTCACTTAAGATGATAACGATATTTTTTGATGCAGCAAGACGTTCCCGAATACGCGCTTCGAGTGTTGCTTTTAGACTAGTATCTCGTACTGCTAAAGTTTTATCATGACTGTCTACATATTTAAAATCGTGCCCCTTGCCCTTTGCCCATGCCTGAATTGAGGCATAATAACGAAAGTCCGATTTTGTTGGATCAGTTTCACCTAAGCCATCGAAGGCTATATAATTTCCATTTCTGTAAGCCATATTTTCCTCGTATAGCTATAAATCATAGTGACTTCAACTTACTACGTTACTAATTCTTATGTAATTAAGCATTAAGACTTTGACTTAGATAGTCTCTCACTTGGAACAAATTTAATGAGAATTTTGATGCATCCTCAGGTCGAACTATGATAGATAACTTATTGGAAAATACCTGTTCTTGAGACGCATCGGCAAAAGATTGAGCAATGCGCTCTATTATTTTCTTTCTAGGTATAGCCACCCGTCCTCTTCCTGTTCCCATCAGCGGCATAATCACATCACCTAATTCCCCTTTTCGAGCCATATTTGACCATAGACCTTCAAGAGCCTCGTCTAGCATTCTTACATTTGAAAATGCTGTTCCTTCAGAATTAATATCTGACATTGCGAGAAAATAAAAATTCTTGCCATGCGCTGATACGCGCGCGACAGTACCTAAAGGATATTTTTTTCGTTTACCGGGCTTGCCATCAACTTCAATATAATTTTCACTCGCAAGTGATTCTTCAATCTGCCGATCAATTTCTATTGTTTGGCCATTGAAAAATTGAGTTGCAAATTGACCCTGCAAACTATTTGTAGATATTAAACCTGAGCTCATGTCAGTATCAAATGTGGTGTTTGAGCTAATTATTATCTCACCACTTTCCTTGAATAAATCACTTATTTTTACTTCAAACGTATAATCTTTCTTAGGAACTTTATAAGATACTCGTGACACTGGACGTCGTGTGAATATCACAAAAATAATTGCCAAGGCTATAAGAATTAAAATTCCGTAATTACTATACTGCCCTTTCTCGTAAATTTTAAAAGTATCAGCCAAATTGATTAACAAATATAATACACCCAGAGCAGAAAAAAACTTTGCTATTGCCTCGCCTGAAAACAAAGCATATCTCCAATACGCTGTAGTTCTCACCGACTCCCACCAATATTTCATCTCGCAGCCCCAATTTTTATTACTATGATTTTTTCGGTTATTTCTACTATTTATCGTGCTTGGAAATTTGTCTTAGGATAATTTTACGCACTTAATTATCAAGCAATAAATAAAAAAACAGAATTTTTTAGTTAAAAACTAGAAATAAACATGCGGAAAGTACATCAAAAGCTTGGGATAATAGATTACTCTCCGCCTGCTTTTCTCACACTTGTGACGATAAAAGCAGCGTTAAATCTACTTGCATGCTATCTACAGTCTACAGTCGGCATTAGTCATGCTTCATATGATTCAACAGCTTGTATTCATTAGTCAAGTAATTAAAAAATTAAATCTAGAAAATGATGTTATTTTGATACTACTGCGTATTGCTGTCGTAGTTAGCAAGGATCATGAAATTTAGCGATTCTGACGCTAAATACCTGAGTGCACTAAATTTTGCGTAGCTGAATGAATCTGCCACACTGTTTCGTTGCAAGTATTACCATAATGGTGCACACACGGGATACATCATGTACGTCACAGATGCCATAAAAAAAATCATCGATGTCAAACCTTTACGTGATGCTAAGGGCAATTCAAAGGAACTCGGGAATTTTAATAATCTGGTTTTCTACGCGCCCAACGGAAAACTGGACGGTATTAAGATCATGCTGCTGAGTGATGTCGCTACGAAAGATGATTTTTCATCTAAAAAAAGTAAGCCCTTAAGATCTCTGGAGTGCCCATGGGGCTCCTCCAAAAATGATGGGAATAATACCAAACAACGCCAAAGGATTTAGGGGCATAATAAAATCTGTACAGGTTTTTTTCGGAATGAAATGGTCCTCATTCAAGAATGAAAGAAATAAGTGAGTGGGCTAGGGCGGAAACTATAACTTTCAGAAGCTGCTGTTTAGTATAATTATATAGAGCACAATTAGTATTAACCGTGATTAAATAGCTTGTCCAAATCAAGGTTAAATTTCTTATTCATTTTTTGCGCAAAAACAACAAGCCGTCTGTGGTTTTTCTCATCTACACTCTTTGTAAAAGCCAACAATCCACCAACATGCGCATAATCGTGAGAGCGCCCAACGGAAAGATAATGTATCTTGCTTTTTATTTCTCTGAATTTTTGTCGTCCTATGCCAACATCATCAATTGACAATACTAATCCAGTAATTTTTTTTTGTTTTCTTGGTCCACTAATAACCACTTTTTTGTAGTTAACAGTTAATTGTTCAGTAGGTATTATAGAAAATAAAAAATCCTTTGCTTTTTCAATCTTCTTTAACGACTGAGCCGAAAGAGTAATATCGTCAGCGTAGCGAGTAAAGATAATGCCTCGTCTTCCTGCATAACCATGAATCCTGTGATCAAGCCTCATGCAAACAAGGTTCGCCAATTTAGGCGATGCGGGGGATCCCTGCGGTAACTTGTTTTTAAAACAACAAATCTTTGTCAAAACTGAAGATATATACTTATTATAACCCAACGAATTAAACACAGTGTAAATTTTATTAGAAGAAATACTAGGAAAGAAATCCTCTAAATCAATATTTAATACAAAGTTGGAGCCAACATGTGGGTTAGCATTGTCTTTTATGGACTGACCTCGTTCAAAACCAGTTGAAAAAGGTGACGAATTAAGTTTGTCTAATATATTCCTTAAAACCCACGCTTGCAAAGCCTTGAGTCTTCGAGAGGGTTGACAAATCACCCTTTCGCCTTTTTCTGTACCTGTTTTTGGTACACCGTAAACTTTGTAAAAGTCATCCGCTCTTGTGATTAACAAGGTTAAAAGTTCGACAGATAGTCGCATTTCCCTTGACATATCTGTTAGCGAAGACATTACAGGCAGACCAAAGTTACGTAAGCGAAAAACGTCGGTACTGGAGAAATTGTTCATGAAAGCGCACACCCTTACGTCATAAATATCAGGTTTCCTCGCTCTCAGAGAACATCGGGAGATGTTCTCTTAGTTCGAGGTAAACTGCCAAAACAGTAGATTTAATGCAGGACAGCGAAACACTATCCAGTCACCTCTTACAAGGGACTCGCTAAGGGTGTGCTGAGAAAATCCTACCATAGTTCAATGATATATTGCTACGATTTTCAAAGTTCATCATTTCAAGTCTTAGCTTGTCTAAAACTAACCGATCAAACCTAAGTAGTACATATTCCATACCGGCGTCTGTAATGTGATAACCTTCTGATGTCCTAACAATAACTCGCTCTTTCATCAGTTTTGATAATGCAGATTTTACAATAATTTCGCACAATGTATTTGCCTTTCCTGTAGCTTTACTTAATAAGTCATAAAGCAATACATTATTGATACCATCCATAAGGTATATGCATGGCAAGATAAATCTATCCGCCATCAATATATTATCTATACTTTTCTTTACGGGTGATTTTTTTTGAACATTTCTAATGCTTTTCATCAGGGACTGATAAAACTCCTCATTTAATAGAGCATTATCAAGGATGTTAAAATCACATCTAAGCACTGATGTGGAACTATTTTTTTTAAGTAACCGTATTGGTCCATAATTTAAGAAGCTTTTCTTAAATCTAAATTTATTATCTTGTATACATATCATTTTTGATGCTAATTTTTCATTATTTGCAAAAGCACCAAGTTCAGAATATGAACCGGGGCTTTCAGGGATTATTATTATCGCATCCACAGATTCAGCGAGCATATTCTCCATGCTTAAAAGGCTGTATTGACCCTGTCCAGCAAGAAGGTCATCAAATAAATCCTCCGGATAGAAAATCTCCAGCTTATCATTTCTCGATAAAACTTTAGAAATTTTATATCGTCCATATTTACTATCGTTAACATCCCCTCCACACAAGAAAATTGTCACTTTATTACGTTTCTCGCTGAAGAGGTTGTTTTTTATTACGTTGGCGAATTCAAATTTTTGTTTTTCTGAAAATATTATCGAATTCTTAAAAAGTTTCATATTGATACCCATAGGATCATGTATAAATTTTTTAGCATTTTTCATCCGACAGTGCAATGCTCTGCCTGTCACGCCTGCTGGCTTACTGGGACCGTGTTAATGCAGTTGCATACTGTCCTCAGGTCTACGCCAGTGCTGGCTGCGTAATGTAATTACGGTTGAGGATGGCACATTCATAAGCATCCACCTTAAGCATGCATGGCTAAAACCGTAAGAAAAGAACGAAAAACTGGGATACAACGTGCTTGTTTGGAGAGCGTTATTTAGATGTTACAGATCTACTAATGCTCTGCGTTCAATCTCTATAAACACTCTCACAAAATCAGCATAAAATCAGCATAAAATCAGCATAAAATCAGCATAATATTATCGCACTCGAAAGAGTTAACATATTGATTGAAATTGACCTGCTCCCTGTTATGTAACACTACACGATTTAAGTAATGCCTTTTCAAACTGCGAACGTCTGCTCCTCGCTCTTTGCAGACTAAAGCAGTAGTAAAATTTTGCGCCGGGGCAGATAAATCACAAGCCATCTATTTATTCTTCGGGAATGGGTTTTGTATGGGGAGGCTATCATCGGAGCGGCAACTTTACGGCAGGCATAAAAATCCCCGACGACGGACGGTACTTACCGCGCCTATTTTTGCAGACCATGGGGTGAAAGATTTGAGATAAGTTGACCGTAAAATAACCCGAAAGCCTAAAAATCTAGCACCTTCAGAGGCTTTACAATTTTGAGTCCCGTTTCACCTTGATCAAATCCACCTCTTGAGATTACTGTTTATTTATACAGTTATTATTGTGAGGGATTTATCATGCCACGCGACTACGAAATTATGATGGCTTTCAGGCAGGCGATTAAGCGTGACGCTGAAGGCCGATTTACCATCAGTACACTCGACTTTGTTAAAGAACTCGACCTGATAAATTGGCATTACACCCTTAGTGCTGCGAATAAGTGGATAGAGACGCATACGACCACGTTCCGAGATGTCTCACCTACGGATGGTGATGAGCGAATGTTTCAGGTGTTCAATCCCAACGGCGGCATGTGATGTTCGCACTGGTTGATGTGAACTCGTTTTATGCGAGCTGCGAAGCGATCTTTCGTCCTGATCTGCGCGGTAAACCAGTAGTCGTCCTGTCGAATAATGATGGATGTGTCATTGCACGCTCCGCTGAAGCCAAAAAGTTACAGGTGCCGATGGGAGCGCCTTACTTCAAGCTTAAAGACGAATTCAGAAAGCATGGCGTCCATATCTTCAGTTCGAATTATGCACTCTATGCTGACATGTCGAACAGGGTAATGTCCACGCTTGAGGGTATGGCCCCAGCAGTGGAAATTTATTCAATCGACGAAGCGTTTATGAATCTCGACGGCATGAGCCGTATTGAACCACTGGAAGACTTTGGACGAAGGGTTAGGGCGCGTATCAAGCAAGAAACGCATCTTACTGTAGGTGTGGGCATTGCTCCAACCAAGACCCTGGCGAAGCTGGCAAATCACGCTGCAAAAAAGTGGTCAAAGACAGGCGGCGTACTCGACCTGTCGAATATAGAGCGTCAAAAGAAACTGATGGCGCTGGTACCGGTTGAGGATGTCTGGGGTGTTGGCCGTCGCATAAGCAAGAAGCTGAATGCTATGGGCATCATTACCGCGAAAGATCTGTCGGAACAAAACACTTACATCATCCGTAAGCATTTTAACGTGGTGCTCGAGCGCACCGTTAGAGAATTGCGCGGGGAGCAATGCCTGGAGCTCGAAGAATTTGCACCAACAAAACAACAGATAGTGTGTTCGCGTTCATTCAGTTCACGCATCACTGAATACATTTACATGCGTCAGGCTGTTTGCTCTTTCGCAGAGCGGGCAGCCGAAAAGTTGAGAAAAGAAAGGCAGTACTGTAAGCAGATAGCAGTATTTGTCCGAACTAGCCCGCACGCAGAGGGCGAGGTCTTTTATGGCAATCAGGCTTCGCGAAAGCTGCTTACACCTTCTAATGATACTCGCGACATCGTCCGTGTTGCTATGGACGCACTTGATGGCATATGGGTAGACGGACACCGTTATATGAAAGCAGGAGTGACGCTAGGCGATTTTTTCAGCCAGGGTGTGTCTCAGCTCAATCTGTTTGATGAGTACAAGCCACAGCCTAACAGCGAAGCTCTGATGCGAGTATTAGATGGGCTAAATCAGAGCGGAAAGGCTAATTTATTTTTTGCGGGGCAGGGAATTGAGAAATCATGGGCCATGAAGCGAGAGATGCTTTCACCAGCTTACACGACCCGTTTTACTGACCTGCCAGTCGTAAAATGAGCGAAACTGTTACTAACCCGTTACAACTAACAATCTTAGATTGTAATGAGTGAAATTCATACAGAGTTGCGATAAAAGTTTTCCCCAAAACTCTATGCAACCTATTGGATTTTATAGCGTTTATTTTCGTTAACAAAGGACATGTAAAGCAATGTTTTCTTGCTTTTTGATCAATAAAATCAGTTAGATAACATGATCTCGCAAAAATAATGCTGCGTCACATGGAGTGGTTCGAAGCGGCTGACCTGATTGTTAAAGGTGTTGAAGGCGCTATCGCTAACAAGACTGTGACTTACGATTTCGAACGCCTGATGGATGGCGCTAAACTGCTG